AAGTTAATTCCCCCTTTTCGTTTAGTGCAAATCCTTTTTGATTAGCATATTTTCCATTTTTTACGTCTTGATATGTTTTTTCTAAATTTTCAGCATCTTTTTTTATACCTAAAAATTGTTCTTCTACTTTTTTCAAGTCTTCTGTTGTTTTTAATAAGTCACTATACTCTTTATCTCTATCACTAGTATTAAATACATCAATAAAACCTTGAATGCCTTCAAAAATTGCTTTGACATTTTCTACAACAGGTTCAAGACTTTTAGTTATTTTTTTTCTTGCTTCATCTAATCCCTCCTTAATCTTATCAATATTTGTAATAACTGTTCCTAACACAAGAATTGATACAAATCCTAGTATATTACCAAATAAATCAGATCCTACTGTAGAAACTTTACTTTCAATTTTTTTCACAGATTTTTTAAATACAGATGGGATTTCTAATTTTGTTTCTTCTTTTTTACTTCTTTTTCTTAAAACAGAAACCGCTTTTAGTTTTCGTGTTCTCTTTTTAGTATCAGAAATTTTCTTGAGTGATGCTGATAGCATACTGTTAAGATTCTCTGCTGATATTTTAAGTCTTTCTGCTGCTTCCATTTAACTGTAAATTATATCTTTGAAACCTAATTTCTCAGGAGTTTGTTCCATATAAGGATTGCTCATATTAACTGGTTCTATATCTGGGAATCCTGTAGCTGGATCTGGACTTAATTCTGCTATCATATTTCTCTTTTTAGATCTTAAATCTATATCAGGTAATTCCTCAAAGATTGTAACTGGTAAATTTCTCTCTTTTATAAGAGATTTGAAATCTAAATTTTTATTGACTAAATCAATGAGAGATTCACCTGTTTGTTGATTCATCAAATTTTGTAAATATGCATTTGATAAATCCACTGGTGTAGTTGTACCATCTGTTCTTACAATACCTTTTTTTTCCAATGAATTTGCAGTAGGAATATCACTTGGCAATATTTTTTTCCAACCACCATTTGAAGTGGTGTATGGTAATTTTTCATAAATTGTTCCACCTTGACCTGTAAAATAATCACCTGGTTGTGCATTAGTCGGTGCACCAGGTATTGGACTACCTAAGAAAGTAAAAGTATTATCACCATATAATTTATCTTTAAGTGCTGCTTTATCTAAGTTTTGATTAATTTTCCTATTAATCGCAAAAAGTCCAAGAATACCAAGAGCAATTAAAACAACTGGATTTGTAAGCACAGCAAAAACTAAACTTACACTTGATACAAGTGAAGCTATCGCACCAATAGCTAGTATTCCTCCAAGAACACCTGCTCCAATCGCAAGAGCTTTCCAATTTTTTTCAGTCCATTGATATATGTTTTTGATTTTATTGACAAAATCTTTATTTTCTAAATTTTTTAATACATTCGTAGTAAGAAGACCAGTACCTAAAATAGCAGCTAAATTTAAAAGTTTATCAAAAATATTTGAAAATGGTTGAATTACTTTCTTTGCTAACTTTGTACCTAACTTTTGGTTTTTCTTCTTCTCTTCTAGTTTTGTCTCTGCACTACTTTTCTTATCATCTAAATTTTGTCTTCTTTGTGCGTCAAACAATGCCTTTTGGTCTCTTAACCTCTGAGACATGTCCATAGACAATTTATCTGTTATTGCATTTAATATTCCAGTTGTCTCATTTAATGATAATTCTAAATTAGAAACCTTTGGTGTTATTTTTTCTCCTATCTCTGTTTTTTGTGCATTAAATATATTCTTTAGTAGTGTTATCTTTCTCTCATTATTACCAACTCTTGTTTCTAATCCCATTCCACCACCAAATTTGATGGATTGCCTGTTGAGTTTAGGTTTACCACTCATGGCATCCATCTTCTTTGCAAAATTTTCATAGACTGGGGATGATTTATCCATTTTTTCTTTGTTCTATCTTTAAGTTTTCTTCTTCAACATATTGCTGAAGTAGAGAGAGATAAATTTCTCTTTCCCAAGGAATCATGTTTTCGATCTCAGTTAGTGAGTATTTATGATGCTGAATCAATGCAAAGTTTATTTTATAGTATGACTCAAGATTCGTGTGAGCCATACCTAATTGAAAAAAGCTGCCAATCCCTCCAATACAACGGTTGATTCTACATTAGTTTTTGGATTTTTTACTTTTACTGAATGACTTAATTTTGGCATTGTAGCAAAGAAATCTTCAATTAATTTAAATTGCTTTGTGTTTAACTGATCAATAAAGTCCTCAAGTTCTTTTTTAGTCGATTCAGATGCATTCCAACTTTCTTCATCGTTAAAAATAATATCAATACATGCTGTAATCATGTCAAGTGTATTCGTAACATCACTTCTATCACTGGCTTCAAAATTGTTTTCAATAAATGAATCTATTGATGGATATTTAAACTTAATTGAAAGGTTATCATCCAATTTTATAATATCCTTGTGTTTACGATCTTTTTTTATTTTGATTGAATCGATATCAATCGTAGTTTCGACCTTTGTAGTATTATCATCAGGACATGTTAAAACAATATCAATTGTTTCTCCAACTGATTTTGAACGAACATTTAAAAACAAATATTCAATATCAAATGTTGCGAGTTTAGTAATATCAATTCCCTTCGATATGATACAGGAATTAAGTATATCAACAACAGAGTTTGTAATCTGTTTTACATCTTCCGATTCTAATGCCATGATCAGAATTTTTTCTTCTCTGACTAAGAATGGTCTATATTTTATTTTTTTCCCAGATGAGGGCAACACCAACTCATAAGTTGGAGTACTAACTTTTGGTAAAGGCATAATGAATATTCAATTCAGTAAAATTATTTATATGGGTTTTCTAACCGTTTACTATATAGCGGTCATAATTGAAAGATACTGTGACTTTTAATATATCGGCAGGACCATAAGACACAGGCACTGGATCAATGGATTTTGGAAATATATTTACAAATCTATATCTTAATGTTCTTTTATAGTTTTTTTCAAACTTATTAATGTACATTGTATTACATTTATATGAATCTGGATACTTCATTCTTCGATAATAAGCACGATGATCCTGATTTACAGCATCATTTGCTCCACTTGAGATATACTCCATCCATCCCTCAAATATTTTAAGTAAAGTGTAATCCTCGTCAATATAAAAAGAAAAACTAAAGTCAGTATAAAATCTTGTATGAGCAAATTGTTGGGGTACTCCCATGAAATTATCTCTTACCTCTGCTGTTGCTAAAGTTGAAGTTGGTAATGATGCATCACTACAAAGAATACCAACATTTCTTGATAAGAAATTCTTTACACTTCTAATGTTAGTATATTTACTAAGGTAAGATTCAACTGCTGGTGTTAAAGAAGAAAAAGTTACAAGAAAATGATTAGTCTGTGCTAAAGGACCAATAAGATTCTTCGCCACCGAGAGGTTATATGGTTTTATTGTTGTCTCTGCCACTCTAAATAAGTATGATTGTTATTTCTATTTATGTCATATAAAGGAAAATATTATCCATCATACCCTAAAAAGTACAAAGGTGATCCTACAAACATCATTTATAGGTCTCTTTGGGAGAGAAAATTTATGGTTTATTGTGATAAAAATGAGAGAATACTTGAATGGGGAAGTGAAGAAATCGCATTACCATATCGTTCTCCTGTTGACAATAGAGTTCATAGATACTTTCCCGACTTCTATATCAAGGTTCAAGAGAATACAGGTAAGATAAAAAGATATTTAATTGAAGTTAAACCACTCAAACAGACAACAAAACCAAAGAAACCAAAGAGACAGACAAAAAGTTATTTAAGAGAAGTATATGAATACGCTAAGAATCAAGCAAAATGGAAAGCAGCAACAGAGTTTTGTGAAGATCGTTTGTGGGAATTTAAAGTGATGACTGAGAAAGAGTTGGGAATCAAATGAGTCGTATCGCACCACTGGTAGATGAACTGGCAGGTACGGAATCTGCTGATGATATCATGCAAGAAGTCTTAGGAGCATTGACAGAAGGATCTGCTCCTGAGACAGGAAACATCTACGTATTCGTATACAAACCTAAAACACCTAACATAAGATATGATGAACATCCACTTGTCGCAGTAACAAGTGTTTACTCTTGGGGGTTCAAAGGAATCAACTTTCATTGGGGTCAATCTCGTCAATATACCTTCTCAGATGTAGTGGGTGGACTCTATCGTGCAACAAATGACGAACTAAGAGACCTAAATACTTTACCATTTGCAAAATTTCGTATAAATAACTAAAAAGAGATATGTCTGAGAATCAATTATATGAAACAAGGGGTGATGGAAATCGTTATAACGTTTTTGATGGTACGATACATCCCGATGATTTTGCCAACACACAAATAATAACAGAAGATACTACTCCCTCTGCTGATTTTAATGTATTTGGTCGTGGAGGAACAAATACATCAACTGATCGATATGGTAGAGATTTTGATGATCCAGAATTTGGTCAACCTCGGACAAAAGCAGAAGAGAAAGCAGAAGAAGAAGAAAACAATAATAACAACAATAACAGTAATAGCAACAGAGGTTTAAGGAAAACACCTTATGGTAGGTATAGTACCAGAAGAAGAGGAGGAGTTTTAAGATATCCACTTGAAATGATGACAGATCAGACTGATTACTTACAGATTGATATTCAAAGATATGTTCCTCTTCAAGGTTATAGATCAGTACCTGGTTCAAATCAAAGATATGTAACAGGAAATAATTTTTCAGATCGTGCTGGTAGAAGAACATCTCCTAACTTAACAACAAAACCATTAATTAATGATGGCACGGTACTATTGCCAATACCATCCGACTTAAAAGATTCTAATAACGTAAAATATGACTCATCAGAACTAAATGGTATACAAGCAGTTGGTGCACAATTAGCAGAATCAGGAATTAAGAATGTACAGAAGTTCCTACAAGGTGCTTTTTCTGGTGATGAAAATGCGAAAGATAATGCTCTTCAAGCATTAAAAAATGCAGGTGTTAGTGCTGTTGATCAGGTAGCTTTAGGTGTTGGTGGAGGAGCAGACAATTTTTTAAATAAAAGATTTGCATCACAACTTGTTGGTATATTTGGTGGAAACGTAACAGCAAATGATCTACTGGCAAGAGGTAATGGTGAAATTATAAATCCAAACATGGAATTACTATTTGGAGGTCCGACCATTCGTAACTTCAGATTTAATTTTAAGATGACACCTCGTAATGAAAAAGAAGCAGAGCAAATCAAACTAATTATTCGTGCATTCAAAAGAAATATGGCACCACAAGCAGAGGGTGGGACAGTTGGTTCTGGTAATTTCTTCTTAAAAACACCTAACGTGTTTAGTTTGAGATATCGAACAGGAAGTAGAAATCACCCATTCTTAAATCGTTTTAAACAGTGTTTCTTAACTGATATGTCTGTTCAATATACTGGTGAAGGTATATACTCAACTTATGATGATGGTACACCAGTTTCTATGATCTTAGACTTGTCATTTAAAGAGACTCAACCAATTTATGATGTTGATTATGATGAAAGACCAGGAGATCAGGCAGTAGGATACTAATGAGTTATTTTAGAGAGATACCAAATTTAAGATACCCTTCTTTTTTAA